AAGAACATTGTATATTTTTCCATATCATAACCCCATTCTTCTAAAAGATTCCAAGAGGTTTGTCCAATATAAGATTCCATTTCTTTTAGACCTGGATCACCGTTTAGTGGTGTTGAGTGATAACTTAATCCGTGGTCTTTTACTTTTGAATAGTTTTTATTACCTAAAAACTTTTTTCTTTCTTTTAAAGGTTCAGCCATATTTTTTTCAGATTCTTTAATAAACTTATTTGTGGCTTTAATTGCTGAGGATAACCATTCTGGTTTTTCAATTGTATAAATCGGCGTAGCAAAGCGCCAATCTGTATTCATTTCTTCTTTTTGATTTGATGTAACTGTCATTTTATATTATATATCCTTTATTTAAAAGGGTACCCCAGGTTCCAAACTACTAAAGAGTATCGTGTGCCTCTTGTAACTGGTGCTACTCTGTGCCACACAAAACTTGGAAAAACAATAACCGAACCACGAGGTCTTATTTCAGTACAAGATTTTATAGCCTTTTTTTTATTTTTTTCCCAATCCACTTGATTTCTAAAATCAAATTCTAAATTACCACCATCATATTCATCAGGATGATTTAGACTAATAGTTACTGATAGTTTTCGTATTTTTCCGTGAGAGGGGTCAATTGATCCATCGTCAAGTTTTTTTCTTTCATAAGGTTTTTCCCAGCTATCACAATGCCAACCATAATATTGGCCTACACCATATTTTGTAAATTGGCAAGATTCTGAAAAATCCCATTCAAAATTCCAACCTGCTTTAGCATTTGCTTCGTGTATTAATGGTTGTATTTCTTTGTAAATCCATCTATCGTTCATCCAAACAATATCGGACTTTCTTTTCTTTTGTATGTTATTGATTACTGATTTTTTTAGACTACCATCAGCTTTTCTACTTGAACCATCGTCTCTTTCAACACCACCTGTGATGGCCATTTCTGCTTTATGTTGTTTACCGTAATCTATAATGTCTTGGCAAAGTTTTGGCGATAACGCCGATTGGAAGTGATAATAATAATTTTTCAAATTCATTTATATAATCCTTATTCAATGATGTATAATATATAGGTGTTTTAAAAACTTCAATATTTAATTTTGAAATTTGTATCTTATTATTACTACGCCTGAACCACCTGATCCACCTTGTGTAACTGGTACTCCAGGACCACCTGATGATCCTCCGCCACCGCCTCCAGTATTAGCTGAACCGGATGTTGCATTTGAACCACCTGTCACCCCTGTTCCACCACCTCCAGCACCAGCAACACCTGCTGATGAAACACATTTTGGTGATGAGCCACCACCTCCACCACCTGCTCTAGTTACCGCTGAACCTGAAATTTCACTTGAAGCACCATCACCGCCAGTACCACCGCCAGCTCCACCTGAAGGACCATTTGATGATCCTGCATCAGTAGCACCGCCACCACCGCCGCCACCATCATCTCCGTTTGGTGGGCCACCTGGAGCACCATTTGTACCTTGTGCTGGACTTACTGGTGGTGTGTTTCCTGTACCAGCTGCTTGTGGTGAACCTCTATCACCACCTCCACCTGAACCACCATTTCCAGCTGCTCCTCTTCCACCACCTCTTCCACCACCTGCTGAGGTGATAGTTGAAAATACTGAATTTGATCCTGCTGCTCCTGTTGTTGGTTGAGCACCGCCAGCACCACCAGCTCCTACCGTAACAGGATAAGTTTGTGCTGTAACAGGTAATCCTGAACCAGCGTCTAATGGGCTTGCTGTGTAAGGAGTAGAAGGAGATTTACCCTCTCTAAATCCACCAGCGCCACCGCCTCCGCCGCCATCACCACCTGCTCCACCACCGCCAGCGATTACTAAATAAGAAACTTGATTTGAACCTTTTGTATTACCACCACAAGATACAACAAAGTTAGCGTCACCTGTAAATGTATGAATTTTGAAATCACCTGAAGTTGTGATCGTACCACCTGTAGCAGCTACATAAGCTGTTGGTTGGTAATCACCACCATCAATTAAACTTGGTCCTGATGTAGCCTCATTTTGTTTTGCTAACCAACCTTTATCATTATCAACAAATACTAATTCTAATACCGTATTATTTGTAGTTAATTCAAATTCACCGGGTACCTCTGTACTATCAATATTTTTTCCGCCTGTATTAATAAGAACTTTATTTGTAGAAAAAGTACCTGAATAATCGGCTAAAACAATTGTGTCACCTCTACTAGGTGATGTAGGTAAAAATACCTCTATAACACCTGTATTAGTATCTAAAAAGTATCCTCTACCAGCGACTGCTGTAAGTGTAGTTGAACCGTCAGCAACCACTACTGCTTGCCAGTTTGTGCCTGCTGTTACTGAGCCGCCTAAAGCGACTGCCGTACCGTTAATTGTAATTGATGAATTTGCTAGTTTAGCATTGGCAACGGAGCCTGCTAATCTATCGCTTGCTATAGTACCTGGTGCTATATCGCCACTTTGAATAGTAGCGTCTGTAATTCCACCAGTTTTAATTCTGTTTATGGCCATAATTGTGATTCTCTATTATAGTATTTATACTATTTATTCGTCCTTATCTGTCGTTACATTATACTTTTTACTATCTTCAAAAAAGTCAATGGTTGTTGTAAATCCAAAGTCATCATCAGCGTCGGCCGTTGTAGGACTAGGCACAATAATAATACGACTTTCCCTTGCTTTATTTACTCTATCTGTATCAGAGTAATTATCAGTTTGAACGGTTTTAATAACTTTTTGTGATGTTGACGGACCGAATAGATAGGTTTTAGCAGTAAAATTTAATGTGTAAATTACAGCTCTTCTGGTTTGAAAATCACCAGAGTATGTGTCTTCATAATTAACACTATTTAAAATAATTGGTATATCTCTCTTAATATTTAAATCTGGTATGGCATTAATAGTTACTGTAAAGTCTGGTTGAAAGAAAGGCAATATTTGTTCTATAATTTGTAAACCAGCCTCAGCACTTGCTGTAAAAGAATAAAAGTTATATGATATATTATAAGGGACTGGTGTATAATTAAAATCTAAAACTTTACCATCTTTGTTAGATTTTACTTGTTTAAATTTTTGTATTCTAGTTAGTTTTCTAGTAGGGTCATATGCGATATTTGATATTTCAAAACCCATACGAGGTAGAGTTATAGCAAACTCTCTATTATTTAAACTTGATTGTTGATCTAATCTAACTAAAAATTTTTCTTTAGGGCCATATGCTAAAGGCACACGAATAGTTTGTATAACTTTTCCTGTGTCATTTTTTCTTTTTATCTGTATGTTGTTAAAGATTTGACCAAAACCTATGGTCATTCTTCTCATACTTTCGTTGTAAAAATAATTTCCAAACATTAAAAGTCAACCTCTCCAAATGGGTTACGTTCAGTAAAATCTAATATGTCGTCTGCTGTTGATGATGTATCAAAGCCAGCAGCTGTATCTAAATCATTGTTATCAGCATAAGGCGATTGTGATTGTATATTATAAGTTTCCATTAATAGATAATTAGATGAACTATCAGCACCATCAGCTTCAAGTAATAAAGCACCGTCTTCATTTTCTAAACTCATTTGATGAGCAAGTTGATCTAATGAATATTTATCTTCAGCAGCGTCAATTTCTGAAACGCCTGTATCAAGTCTTTCACTTGAATATTCAAATCTAGTACATCTTAATTTGTAAACTGGTAATTGGCCTAATTGGAAAAATGGCTCTTGGTCTTCAACAAATTGTATTTCAAAAAAACTATTCATCAAAGGCATATAAATTATATCGCCTTCGTTTGGTCTGCCTGATACAATTAAAGTAGCAGGGTCATCAACTAAATCTAACCATCTTCTTTTTGACACCATAAAAGTAGTGTCTTCTCTAATTTCTAATCCAAATTTGTTTATGATTTCTTGTTGACCAGCAAAACCCTCGGTAGTTTCCATATACATTTCGGCCAGATAAGCGGCATTAAATTTGCTCGCTACATCTTCACCTAATATTAAGTCTCTATTAACAAGTGTTCTTGGTAAATAGTAAACGTCTTGGCCGTAAATTTTAAGACCCTCAATAATTAAATTTTCGTAAAGTCTTTTTTCAGCCTCTGACCCAATACCTTTGCCACCTTGAAAATAATGATTTACTGGCATAAGATATTATCCTATCATTATTGCTGGATTTAATTCGTAAGTTGTTCTCATTTCAGCTTCAAGTTTTTCTAAATCACTTAAAGCTTCTGAATAGATTTGTTGACCATTAAGTTGAACACCACCTAACATTGTTACGCCATTAAATTTAGATAAGTTAGCACCCCATTGTTTTTTAAATAAAGCAGTCACATATCTTTTTAAAAATATATCATTAAAGACATCTGTATGAGTCGCTGGGTCTAATTTTCTATAACACTCTATAACTATGTATTCACCAACAGCTAAATCGTTTGACCAATCCATATCAATATACAATCTATTGTCGTGTTGATTAAATCTTAATGGTTTTTCACCAACTAATACGTGATCTAAAAAATCTAAATGTCTTAATACAATGTCATAATTTATAATACTTGTAGATGAAAAATCATACAAGTCATTTAATCTTAATTGGTATCTTACATCAAATAAGTTTAGATTACCTTTATTAGAAAACGGAAATAAATTAATTACAGATACAACTGATTCTGGAACAACAATAAAATTATTACCCTCTGTAAAAGTAGTAGATACGCTATTTTTAGTAGCAGTCTCACCTGAAGTATCAGCAGTAATTCTATCTTTATCAGCTTGAGTATATTGATATTTTAAATATGTTCGTCTAATACCATCATAGTGATATTGAGAGTAATATTGTAATGCTTCGTCCAGTCTATCTTCTAACTGGTCGTCATCTACGTTTATCTCTATAACTGGTTTTCCGAGTGCTCTTAAAGCGTATTCTTTTAAGTTAGCTCTACTTGCTGGTGTTGCCATTATTAAATCCCTTTAGTTTTCAGGTATATTTATAATAATTTATCCAAGGGCTACGGCCTGAGCAATAGCAAAAGATTTAGCAGCTTTATTGTCTAATTGAGTTTGAATAGCTGAGGAAACGCCATCTAAATGACCTATTTCTGTTGCCGTAACATCACTCACAGACACATCACCACTTCCGTCTGATACAAGAGCTCTAGCATTTGTCAAGTTTACCATTTTACTAAAAGCAATACTTCCTGCTAATTGAGCATTTGTTATAGTGCCTGATAATGAACTTGTAGGATAGTTAGTAGCGTCTGTTAAATCAAAAGCAGGAGTAGTATCACTCGCTCCTAAAGCAACGGTTATACCACCAAAGTTAACACTTGAATTAGTAAGTGATGAATTTGCTATATTAGATAAAGTATTATTTGA